GTTTAGTGCTGATTCAGTATTTTTAGATGCCGCATCAAGCTGCCGCAGATTTCTAACAGCGCCTTGGCTGTTTACCTGGATATCAACAACGGAAACTGCCACTGCTAAGCCGACCTTTTTACCAGTCTAGCGGCGCTGCTTTGATTTCTCGATTTCTTGGCGCTCGCGTTTACCCTTCACCTCATAGTAGGCGGCAAAGTGGATAAATTCCGCATCAGTGAGTTCTTGCCGAAGCCGGCTTACTGTCATGCCTAGCTCAGTGGCTAGAAACATTTCAAAATAAAGCCAGCTATCGGCCTCTAGACGTTTTTTGCTTCTTCCAGCGATTCAGCCGCACCAAGGCCAAACAGGAATAGCTCCAGTTCGTTTAGTACCGACTCCGGCAGCTCGCGTTGGAGCTTTGCAGCATCAGCCGCCGCAAATGCCTTGGTGCCATCTTCCAGCTCCGCCATATGACACAGCATCTGGGTGCTGATGTCTAATGCCTCTTCGCTGGTGGTTAGTGCCATAGCACGCTTGCGATCGGCGCGGGTGATCGGCTTGAAATACAACGACAGCACAATGGTGCCATCTTCTTTTTTAATGTTAAAGCGCCGACGCTGGTTGAGGTCAAAAGCCCCGGTGAGTAGGTCAACGGTGCGGGGTGTTGTGGCCATCAGATGCTAGTAGTGATTGCGCCATTCATGGTGAAATTAACTGTCACCATTTCCAGCTCGCCTACTGTAGCACTGTAGTCGGTGGAAGTAATCACGATGCTACCCGTGATTTTCTTGCCGCCGGTTTCGTCTAGGTACAGCTCAACCGATGCGTTGCCTTCATCGGTGGCGGTATTGACATCCTTGATAAGATCAAGTTTGTCGCCAGCACTTGGTGCGTCGTACAGCACCTCCATAGTGCCACTACCAGCGATCAAACCGCCAACATTAGCCTTGTAGGTAGCACCCTGGGAAGTAGTCTCTAGGACGTCCTTTTCAGCGGTCATAGACCAGGAACGTACAGCAGCAACCTCTGATAAGCCACCGCTGCTGTCCTTATCAAAAAAGATGGTGCCCTGTTCGCCGCGATAAAAAGCCATGATTAGATACCGAGGGTAATGGCGCCGCTAGTGACGAAATTGCAGGTAATAACCTCCAATTCGCCAACAGTAGCGGAATAATCGGCAGAAGTAATCAAACCGACAAAGCTAATCTTTTTAGTGCCGGTAGTGTCAAGGAACAACTCAAAGGCAGCAACGCCTTGATCGGTTGCTGTGTTTGCAGCCTCGATGAATACGTTGGTTTCATCGGAGCTGCTGGCTGTGTAGATCAGTTCAACAGTACCAGATCCAGCAATCAGGCCGCCTACGTTGGATTTGTAGGTAGCACCAAGTGCAGTAGTTTCCAGCACGTCTTTTTCAATGGTCATTGACCATGAACGTGTGGAGGCAATAACAGCAGTGGTGGAGCCGGCATCGTCAAATTTGACAGAACCTTGCTCACCGCGATAGAAGGCCATGGTTAGAGATCCTCGAAGGTTTCAAAGGTCAAGCGGACCTGGGTTTGAAAGTACCCTTCGGGAGACGGCGTGGCCACCACCTCTGGGCCTATTGGGGGATCAAAGCGAACCCCTGATGTATTGATTCTAACGTACAAATCCCGGATTCTCTTTGCAACGATGAGGCTGGCGCCTGGACCGACGCCTTTAGCTGAGAAGATATTGATTACCGCAACACCGATCACGCTATTGCTAGCACCTGCGCCAGTACCCATCGTGACGTAGTTGTTATTACCAAAGCTAACTTGGCATTGCACCCATGTGCTACTTGGTGTAGGCGTATATGCCATGTTGTGAAATACAACAGGAATAGCAGGTGCTAGGGCTAGTTCAGTCGCTAGGCGGCCTTCGATTACAGCACGAATTGCATTAAGATCAAGCGCGGCCATTAGGATTGCCTCCCGATATCATCCGCCAGTTGCCTAGCGCGGTTTGCCATTTGCCTTGCGATCAATTCCACCCAGCCAGCCGGTGCCTGTGTGCTGTGGCCATTGCCTAGGCGTTCTGCATATGGTAGCGTGTTATGAATGTGATAGGAGTTACCAACGCGCTCGGTACCAGGTCTGTAGTTGATACCTACGGCCAAGCCTGGCATGGGGTTTTTTGGTGGTGATGTTTGGCCAATAAATGCACCCATAGATTTTGATTGCAAGCCTGCATCATAGTTGCCGGTTGTATTTTCACCTACAACCCAGCTCATGCGAAATCGCCCAGTATCAACTGGGCTTTGCATCTTCAGCATTAGGTCGGTCTCTAATACCACAACGCGCAATAACTTATCAACTTGCTGCTCGCTAAACCTACCGAAATCACTTAGCCTAATGATTTGCGCCATGTCAAGCCCTCAATACCAGTTCATAGGTAATCGACTGGTTATCTTGCTCGATTGTTTGTACGTTAATAATTTGATGCGACACTGCGGCAATAATAACCCGATCGGCGGTATTAGGTGTTACTGCTAGATCAGTTGCAGCAATATACAACCGCCTATCACCAGCTTGAATCAGTTCATTTACCTCACGTGACTTGACGTCTTGCAATACACCACGCAAGCTGTAATCAGTAGCTGTTTCTGTGATTGCACCCGTGTTGGCATTATAGGCGCCGCCACTGACGCGCCTATAGGTCAATGCACCGCCGAACTTCTCCATCAGCTTGGAGGCAGTCTTTTGCAAGGATTTAGATATTGTCATGCGGCACCTTCTAGCTTGATTTTATCGTTATCCTCGTACAACAATAAATCAGAATCTTCTGCCGCAAGAAACTCTAGGATTCCAATTAATGGCGCAAGTTTTAATCCTCCATTAAGATCAACGAGAAATGTTTTGTCGCTATAAATTTGCAGTAAATCGACGCCTTGTAATATCTCGCCAGTAGCAACGTCAATCCGTGTCACAATTAACTCCGAGTAACAGTAAGCAGGCTATTGCTGGCATTATAGGTTAATGTAAGCGTTGCAACCAATCTACCACCGCTACCACCGCGATAGTATTCAACGATTGTTAGGTTGTTACTGCCATCGTAAGTATTGCTGATGTAGTCATGCGTCGGGATCTCAAGTCCAGCGCGAAAAACTGCATCACCGCCGCCGATTGAAATGCTCATGATCGTTTGATTGAGAGGTTGCCTGGTCCACTGATTCTAAGGCCTGTCAGGTAGCGTTCAACCATCGGCGGGATCTTGTCGGCACCAGCCTGGGCGCTGCTGCTGTTGACCGTAACGCTGATCGGTCCGATGCTAACGCTGTTGTAATCCTCAAGGCCAGACAGTCCAAGGCTGTCGGTGTTGTTGTTTAGGAAGACGGCCAGCACTGCTTGAGCTTGCTTGATCTGCGTTGGGATTTCGGTATCGGTGAAATAATCAGTGGTGATACGAAATGGAAAACCAACGGCGTAGGTGTTGATGTAGGTGTCAGGCTTGCGTACACCTGTCCTAGGCCACTGCATTGATTGCGTATCAGTAGCGCGAGCACCAAGAAAGCGTTCACGATCTAACCTCTGCGCAGCGGTGTACAATGCACGGTTTTTTGCATCGGTGGTAGCCGTTGCCCATGCAGTCACATCACCATCCTCGACAAGGCCATCGATGATTGCCTGCGCATCAGCTAGCGTCTGGTAGGTGTTTGATGTGCTTCCGCCGGCTGTTGCGACTAGGACGATCGCCATTATCAGGTTCTGGTGTTGGTTCTATCTTAGCTGGCTCCGGCGTAGAAAAAGAGGCCACATCCAAAGATGCAGCCTCCTGGTTACGCAGTCGCCGGAAGGCGAATAGTCCCATATCAGGCGCGTTTCAGCAGAACGGTCAGGATCACACCAGCCAGGGTGGTGGTGGTGCCAGTGACATCCAACGACAGCCGGTTGCCAGCCTCAAGAACGAGGTCAGCAGTGGTGGCAGTCAAGGCAGGGGTCTGCTCGGTAAGAGCAGTGCCTTTGAGGTTGATGGTTGCGCTAAGCAGGTTATCACCAGCAGTAGCAGCTTCGGTACCTTGGCAACGACGAATCGTGCCAGTTACCGCGCCACCATCGTCGCCAGCAACAGCGTGAACTTCACGCACTGCCACCACTTCGCATTTGGTAGGCGCTGTCCAGAATTGAACATCGGCTACGGTGCCAGCAATGTAAAAACTAGCAACGAGATATTGCTCGGTGCTGAGTTCAAACTGAGAGGGTTGTGCCATGATTAGTTACCTCAGAAGTTGGAAGTAACGGTGGCCCTAACGATGCCGAGGTTCTTAAGCTCGTACACCTTAGTCCAGTTACCAATGGTGGCAAGCGCAGCTTGCGTTGGGTTGGTGGTGCCAACCGTCCACTTAGCGCCTACTGGGTGGTAGCAATAGTGCAGGTCGATTGACATGGCATCACTCTTAGCGAGGATGTCACGGTCAGTTTCAGTCTGCATACCCATTTGCTCACCGCTGGCAATAGCGCCTTGGGTGAAGAAATACACCGGATAGTTGGTGCTGGTAGGTGCCAGGTCGTCAGAGACGATGACGCGGAGGCCCATGTACAAGGGCACTGCATTGTCGCCGCCGTAAGCGCTAGCAATGCTGCCGCCTACTGCGTTGATGGTGCTAGCGCCGGTTGCAGCGGTGCTGAGGCGTGCCTCAGTGTTGGTGATGTAATCAATGGCCTTGCGCTCGACCAAGTCGTAGTACACAGCAGAGTGCATACCGACAGCGGTCAGCTTGTCGCCTTGATCGCCAAGCAGTGCGCGTGCCTTGGCCACCTGACGGGGGCCGAGGGCAGTTTGCCCAGTCTTGTCAAAGGAAAGATCAATAAATGCAGCGCCGGTGTTGGAGGTCAAGCCGCCAAATACACCTTCAATGCACTTGATCAAATCTTTCTGGCGCTGGTTGGCCACATAGTCAGCCACCTTGGCGCCGATAGCGGCCATCGGGTCAGCGCCAGCAGCCAGAGCTGCGAGGTCACGGGACTCGAATGCACGACCACGGTGCAAAATAACGCCTACTTGTTTGTCGGCAGTGATCTTACCGGGTGTCAGTGAGGTGCTATCGGATAGCACTTCAAAGTCGCCGGTCAGGTTAGCTTTGAAGAATGGAATGTTTACGTAGTCACCACCTTCCGTAGCGTTCAGCTCAGCCATCGGTTGAACCACACCGCTAGCCAAGAAGGCATCACGAAGGGTGGTTTGCTCGATGACGTAAGGCGTGAAAATCTCGGGGATGATGACATCAGAGCGAAGAGTCGCCATGGTGTCGGTGCAATGGGATGATTGACGGTTTGGGCGCAGCCCCTAGCTAAATGGCGCAGCCATTACAGCAGTTGCATCCATACTAGCGTTGCGCGGCTGCTTTCATGCGATCGTACATATCACGATCCGTCTTAAATAGCCTGGCTTGCTCGGTCAGGTTGAACGTTTCAGCCATAAACGGGTTCTTGCCCAATGGTGCCTGGCCTGCATTGCTGCCTGCTGATGGTGCACCGCTACCCTGCGGCCTTGGTGCCTTCTGCATCCATGCCGGTAGCGTCTTGGCCCATTCTGCTACCGGTGTGCGCTGGTAGCCGTCAACCACTACCACGGTGCCATCCGGTTCGCGCTCGATCTTGTCGGCGCTCAGCTTAGAACGCAACACCAGATCAGGATCGTGGACGATCTCAGCCAATGCCGTAACAGCAGGCGCGATCAGCTCAAGCTCTCGGACTTTTGCTTCAAGGGATTCAATGCGCTGGTCCTTTTGCGCCGTCGCCTCACGGTACTGCTGCTCCAGAGCTTGCCTTGCTTCGGTGTAGTTGCCTTGGGATTCGAGCTGCTGCTGTTCGTGCGTGCGCTTAAATTCAAGGAGTTCGTCAACGTTAACCCCATCTGGCACCTTAGACGCTTTGGCTTTTGCGGTGCGCAATTCAGTGATTAGCTCGCTGTTTTTGCGTTCTAATGCTTCAATGCTGCGTTGCATTGCATCAGTTGCCGCAGGCTCCTGATTCGTGATCTCGTCGGACATTATCCCGCAGGGATAGATTGCCCTACCACT